GCGTCTGTTTCAAAAGAGATAGAGCAGGCAGAGTTTGACTGGTACACACCGGACGTTGTATTCGTGGCTGAGTACTACGAACTCGATGAGGTCACGGATTATTCTATAACCTTCATCGGGCCGGCCGAAGACGAGGTGAAACACAAGCAGTCTGAACTCGATGAAGATGAAGACCTTGTAACCGAACTTGATGCTACCGGGTACAAGGAAACGCGGCGAAAGAAGATCAAGACCAAGCGAGTTCATAAATACATCCTGTCTGGTAACTCCATCCTTGAGGATTGCGGCTTGATTGCAGGCAAGTGCATTCCTATCGTTCCTGTCTACGGCAAGCGATGGTTCGTTGATAATGTGGAACGCTGCATGGGCCATGTACGGCTTGCCAAGGATGCCCAGAGATTGAAGAACATGCAGCTATCAAAGCTGGGTGAACTGTCCGCGCTGTCATCCGTCCAGAAGCCGATACTCACACCTGAACAAGTCGCGGGGCATTCTGTCATGTGGTCCGAGGATAACCTGAAGAATTACCCCTATCTCCTTGTCAACCCGATCACTGGTGCCGACGGCAACCCGATGCCCGCCGGACCGCTTGCCTACACACAGCCGCCACAGATCCCGCCTGCCATGGCTGCGCTACTCCAACTTACCGAACAGGACATGCAATCAATACTTGGCAATCAGGGTGAAGCTGACAAGATGGTGTCGAATATATCCGGCAAGGCCGTCGAGTTGATACAGACCCGCATGGACATGCAAACCTTTATTTACGTATCCAACTTTGCCAAGGCAATACGGCGCGTGGGTGAAGTCTGGTTATCCATGGCAAAGGATGTGTACGTCGAGTCTGGCAGGACCATGAAGACGATATCATCGTCCGAGGATGCCGGGAAAATTGAACTTATGCGTCCGAATACAGACGAGTCTGGCAGTGTGATTTATGAAAATGACCTGTCCCGTGCGTCATTCGATGTGGCCGTGGATGTCGGCCCTAGCTCAGCGTCCCGGCGTGAGGCTACTGTAAGATCACTGATCGGATTGATGCAGGTTGCAGGATCTGACCCCGAGACGATGCAGGTTTTACAGGCCATGGCGATAATGAATATGCAGGGCGAGGGTATCGGGGATGTCCGAGACTTTTTCCGCAAGAAGCTGGTACGCATGGGTGCAATCGAGCCGACCGAGGAGGAAGCCCAGATGCTTGCCGCACAGGCCCATGAAAAGAGTCCACAGGACCAGGCGCTCATTGCGATGGCAGAAGAGGCTCAGGCTAAGGCTACCAAGGCAAGGACGGAAGTACTTGAAACTATGGCAAGCGTCGAGCTACAGAAAGCCAAGGCGCTAGAAACTGAAGCCAATATCAAGCTCAAGGAAGCACAGACCATTGAAACGCTAGCCGGTGTCGATATGGATAGCACTAAGCAGGCTATGGATATGGCTGATAGGATGATGCCAAGGCAAGCGCAGCCAGATCCTAACGCACAACGATAAAAAGCATAAGCGCATCCACTGGGCGCTTAATTCCAGGGAGAAAGGGAATACAGCATGGACGCAAAAAGTATTGCAAGGGTTTGCCATGAAGCAAATAAGGCGTATTGCCTAAGCATTGGAGACAACTCGCAACCAGACTGGGAGCATGCGCCGGACTGGCAAAAGCAAAGCGCTGAAAATGGCGTTGTTTTCCATTTACTTAATCCGCACGCAGCCCCTAGCCATTCGCATGAAGAGTGGCTAAAAGAAAAGAAGTCTACAGGGTGGAAGTACGGGCCAGTCAAGGACGCTGAGAAGAAAGAGCATCCTTGTTTTGTGTCTTACGATGATCTGCCCGAAGAGCAAAAGAAAAAGGACGCTCTTTTTATTGCTATTGTTCGGGCTTTAGCTTAAACAATTGTTTTTAAGCGCGTCCTTCTAGCGCTAATAGAAGAGAAAAGGAATACAGCATGGACGAAGAGACTAAAAAAGTCGAGCCGGTAGCCGAGATAGCCGCCGAGGAAACGACCGAAGAGCAGGAACCGAAAGAGCAGATTACCGTTACCATCGGCGACGAACCAGCCACGGAACCAGAGGAAGATCAGCCAGCCCCGATATGGGTCAAGAAGGTCCGGCAGCGCAACCGCGAGCTTGAGAAGGAATTGCGCGAAACCCGCAAGAAGCTGGAAGAAAAGACCGTTGCCAAAGAGCCGGAAGTGGGACAGAAACCGACCCTTGAGGCGATGGATTACGACACAGACAAGTACGAGACTGCCCTGACATCGTGGTATGAGAGGAAACGCAAAGCAGACGAACGGGCAGCGCAAGCCAGAGCCGAAGCTGAAAAGGCAGAAAAGTCATGGGCCGAAAAGTTGGAAGCGTACCAGGAAGCGAAGGCGTCTTTCAAAGCTGATGACTTCGATGAGGCCGAGGCGACCGTACTTGAGGTGCTGGATCAAACCCAGCAGGGAATCATTGTCCACGGCGCGAATGACCCGACGTTGCTTATCTATGCCATGGGCAAAAATGAAGCCAAGGCCAAGGAGATAGCGGCCATAAAAGATCCGGTCAAGTTTGCATTTGCCATTGCCAAACTGGAGGCGCAGTTGAAAGTATCCACAAAGAAACCGGCAGTCCAGCCAGAGGGCCGCATACAGGGCAATGCTCGTCCGTCCGGCACGATTGACAGCACCCTTGAACGTCTCCGGGAGGAAGCCAACAAGACCGGCGATTATTCAAAGGTCATGGAATACAAGCGAAAAAAGAGGGGTTGACAAAAGTATAATCGTGCGATATGATTAACCCTGTGTAGTGTGTATGGATTGAGCTACCCGGTGGGACAAGGATACGAAGCCTGCCCGCCGGGTACAATTAACGGCTCGCTGACCGTATAAACCAGCAGGTTGATGCCAGCCGCCCGGCCTCAAAGGGTGAGATGAGAATAACTGCCGTTGGCAGTGTATCTAATCTTGCTTTTTGAGGTTTTATCATGCCTAATGAGTTCAGCAAAGAGGAACGGGTGGCGTTCGAGGATATCCTTGAAGGATTCCAGGACGCGCTTGTTCTGTCAAAAAACGTGGCGGTATACAATACCGATCAGTCAATGATGGAGCGGACCGGAAACGTCATCTGGCGTCCCGAGCCGTACATCGCTCAGTCTTTCGATGGCACCGACCAGACGCTCAACTTCAAGGATCAGACCCAGCTCAGCGTACCCGCAACCATCGGATTCTCAAAGTCCGTCCCGTGGGTCATGACCGCAACCGAGCTGCGTGATGCCTTGCAGGAAAACCGCCTTGGCGACGCTGCCAAGCAGAAGCTGGCAAGCGATATCAACATTGCCGTAATGAACGTGGCCGCACTTCAGGGTTCGCTTGTGGTAGCCCGTGGCGTTGCAGCGACCGGCTTTGCCGATGTGGCCGCAATCGAAGCCATTATGAACGAGCAAGGCATCCCGGATTACGACCGCTACCTGGCTCTGTCAACCCGCGATTACAACGGCATGGCCGCTGATTTGGCCGCCCGCCAGTACATGCCCGGCAAGCCTACTACCGCATACGAGCGTGCATACGTTGGCCGCATTGCATCTTTTGACACCTTCAAATTGGATTATGCCGTTCGTCTGGCCGCCCAGGCTGCCGCAGCGCTTGTCATTGACACCACTGCAGGCGGTGGCAACGTCTACGTTCCGCAGGCTACCCAGGTTGGCATAGCAGGCGAACGCTCCAACGTTGACAACCGCTTCCAGCAGGTTACCATTGCCGGTGTGCAGGCCGCTGGCGTTGTAGCCGGCGACGCATTCACTGTTGCGACCGTCGAGGCCGTACATCACATCACCAAGCAGTCAACCGGACAGCTCAAGACCTTCAGGATCATTTCCATCGACGGCGCGAATACCGCCACGATATGCCCGCCTCTCATCACCGGCCAGGGTGGAACCGATCCCGAACTCCAGTACCAGAACTGTATTGTACAGACCCCGGTTGCCAACTCCGCAATCGTATTCCTGAACGCTACCGCACGGGCCGCGAATCCCTTCTGGCACAAGGAAGCTATCGAGATCCTGCCCGGACGCTATGCTGTCCCGACCGATGCAGGCGCGGCTGTCATGCGTGCTACCACTGACCAGGGCATTGAACTGGTTATGCAGAAACAGTACGACATCAACACCATGCGGACCAAGTACCGCCTCGATACCCTCTTTGGGGTTGTGAACAAACAGCCCGAGATGTCCGGTATCATCACCTTCTAACCAACGGGCGGCTCTCCGGGGCCGCCCTTGTCACATGAAGCAAGGAGACAAGCCATGTCGAATAGACTGCCTGAAAATGGAACTGTAGAGTTCAGTGTCCCTGCCAGTGATGTGCTGGCCATATTTTCCCGCGCCCCGGTAAAGGTCTTTACCCGCGCCGGATACCCCAACTTCCCCGAGTCCTGGGATCTGCTCCAGGACGTAGCGGCCGGCACCGAATATGTGTCCGCCGCATTCGCCGCCGCTACCGATGTCCGTATCGTAGCAGGGGCCGCCGATGTCCTGTATGCCAATGGCACCGCCGCCGTGATCCTTGAGCGCCGCGCACTGCGTGGTCAGGGGGCTCCGGGAGTACTGAACGCGACCGGAACCCTGACTGCTGCCATGATTGCGTCCGGTATCGTGACCTCCACCACCGCCGCTGCCGTGACCGCGACCCTGGACACCGGCGCTGTCATGGACGCCGCGCTCGAGATGGAGATCGGCGAATCGTTTGATTGGTCTGCCATTGCGACCGGCGCGAATGCCTTCACCGTGACCGCTGCCGCTTCTGGCCATACCGTGGTTGGTACCGGGGCTGTTGCAACCGTGACCTCTGGCCTGTTCCGCACCCGCAAGACCGCCGCTGATACCTTCGTAACCTATCGCATAGGTTGATTTTAAGGGCGGGGTAATTCCCGCCCTGATTTTGGGAGACAAAATGGCTATAGCGAAAGAAGAGATAGACAACAGGTTCACTTATCATGCTCCGAAACTTGGACAGGCAGAACTGTACCAAGATATCCGTGAGAAGGCAAAAGAGCTTGCATATCTGATAGAATCTGTTGTTCCCGATGGCAGGGAAAAGGCCCTGGCATTCACGAACCTTGAACAGGCGGTTTTCTGGGCCAATGCCGGTATTGCAAGGTCATAGGAGACATAATGAAGTATCCGAGATTCGTATTTATCAGCCCCGGAAAGAACACCTGCCAGGGTGGAACCTATGATCATGAACTTGTGCAGGATGAAAAGGATCACAAGGCCGCGCTGGCCGCTGGATTCGTGGATAGCTTGCCAGAGGCACTCGAAGCGGCGAAGGTGGCCAAGGATGAACTGGATTCTGAATCTGATGGAAAGCCAGCAGCCAAGCGCGGGCGCAAACCCAAGGAGGCCGATAATGCCTAAAGGTGTTGGATACGGGAAAAAGGGTAGCATGAAGAAACCCGCAATCGTCATCATGATCGAAGCCCCGAAAAAGAAAAAGCCCAAGGGTAAGAAATGAGCTACACCAAGCGCCAGCTAGTAGAAGCCTCCATGGCCGAGATAGGGTTGGCGTCGTATGCGTTCGACCTGTTGCCTGAGCAAAGGGAACTTGCTCTCCGCCGCTTGGATTCCATGATGGCCGAGTGGAATACGCGCGGGCTGCGCCTTGGCTATCCGGTTCCGGATAATCCTGCCGATTCTGACATTGACCAGGACTCAAACCTTCCGGACGCCGCATGGGAAGCTGTCATAACAAACCTGGCTCTAAAGATGGCTCCGTCGTATGGCAAGCAGGTCAACCCGGAGACAAAGATAACCGCGCGGCATTCACTCAATACCATACTGGCTCGCGCTTCAATGCCGCCTGAAATGAAACTGCCAGCCATGCCTTCAGGTGCTGGCAATAAGACAATTGACGACCCGTTCATGCCGCAGCCGACAGCCGACTTAATCGCCGGGCCGGATGCTACTTTAGATTTTAATTAGGAGGCCCGCATGGGTATACAGATTAACCAGCTGACCGCGACTGTCCCCGGCGCGAGCCAGAGCTTGGCGGTGTACGATCCGGCCAAGGGCGATTCACGCCGATTTTCTTTGTCTGATCTTTTGACATTTATCCAGGCCAATACCTTACCTGGCAAGCAAGAGCCGAACACACAATACAGCGCTCCGGTTGACGGTGGCACTATTCTTGTAGACGATAACTCAGAAGATACGCATTTGATCATTACTCCAGCTATCGGCTTAGCCGCTCTGACAATTACCCTTCCTAGCCTTGCCAATTTGCGCGATAAACAGTTATTTATAGTCAACTGTACGCAGGCTGTAGCCGCTTTGACCATAAACGGCAATGGGGCAACAGTTGGAACCGGAGCTCCTGCGGCTTTCTTGGCTGACGAGTTTTTCACTTTGAAATATGATGCTACTTTGAATATATGGTACCGGATAGGCTAAGGAGGCCCGCAGATGTTTACCCATAAAACTGACAAACTAGACCCGGATGGCGTGCTGTACAAGCTGTTTGTACCTACCACAGCCGCCGGTGCCAACAAGGTATATTTTGACCTGTGGAACGGATCATACAAGGTTATCGAGGTTGCCAGCGTGGTGCCTATTGCATCTGGTGCTGTTGCTGTAGTTGGGACGGTTGCCGTTGACCTGTTTTTAACTCGCACAACTGCAATTGGAACCGGCGGAACTGGAGCGACGCTTGAGGGTACCGCGCTTAATGCTGCTACCTTTACCAGGCTCGACCCGGAAGGGCCGCCGCTGCGCTCTGGTATCTCTGCGCGATTTACCCCTGCCGGCGGTGCTACTGCTGGCGCGGTTATCGGCTTTAATTCGATATTTACTGAAGAGACGAATATTGCTACGTACTTCCGTAACAATATGGTCGAAACCGCACAGCCTGCGCTTAATAGCGTATTGACAATCCGGCCAGGTACAGGCATTCGAGTTGTGCAAGGTGCTGTTGCATCCGTAGGCAATATCGGCTTTGACGTACTTTTCCAGGTGATGTCATAAATGCAAATCCCCATCCTGTCCGGGATATTCACCGACTCAGCCGCAGACTTCCGCACCTCATACCCTGTCAACATGGTTCCCGTACCGAAGACCACCGGGATAAGTGCAGGATATTTGCGGCCTGCCGAAGGTGCCGTGCAGCAAGGGGTAAGCTCCGGTGTGTCCCGTGGCGGGATAAACTGGAATGATGTTTGCTACCGGGTTATGGGGACAAAGCTGGTCAGTGTGGACGCCGCCGGGGTTGAGACAATCCTTGGCGACGTTGGCGCAGGCGGGCAATGTTCATTTGCGTATTCGTTCGATAGGTTAGGTGTAACGTCCGGCGGGAGATTGTACTACTGGGACGGGGCGTTGCTTACACAGGTCATTGATCCAGACCTTGGCACGGCCTTGTCAGTCGTATGGGTTGACGGCTACTTTATGACTACCGATGGAGAGTTCCTTGTCGTGACAGAGCTTGCAGACCCTACGCAGGTGAACCCTCTCAAGTATGGATCTTCAGAGGTTGACCCAGATCCTATCGTCACTGTGTTGAAACTCCGTAACGAGATATGCGCGGTCAACCGCTACACGATAGAGTTTTTCCAGAATGTCGGCGGATCCCTCTTTCCGTTCTCAAGGATCAATGGTGCACAGTTGCAAAAAGGCGCGGTCGGCACGTATGCTGCAGCGATCTTTGCCGAGTACATCGCCTTCATCGGGTCCGGGCGCAACGAGGCACCTGGGATCTATTTTGGAGTTTTAGGTAGCACTACGAAACTTAGCACCCGAGAGATTGATACGATACTGTTGCAATACACTACCGCCGAGTTGGAATCTGTCGTGCTTGAGTCAAGGCTTTTCGCAGGGCATGAGCATCTATGGGTGAGGCTTCCCGACCGTACAATGGTGTATGACCTTCAGGCTTCAAAGGTTGTCGGACAGCCGGTATGGTACTTCCTATCAAGTTCACAGATCGGGTTCGAGGCGTACAGGCCCGTTGATCTTGTCTACTGTTACGAGAAGTGGCTTGTCTGTGATAGCCAGACCGGGGACTATGGATACATGGATGAAAACACCGCCCGGCATTTCGGAGAGGTCTGCCGGTGGGAGTTCGGGACGGCAGTCATATACAACGAAGGCCGGGGCGCACTGATAAACATGATGGAGCTGGTCTGTCTGACTGGCCGAGTCGAGGCCGGGGAAGATCCATACATTTCAACCAGCTACTCCGTGGACGGTATGACATGGAGCCAGGAGCGCCCGATACGCGCCGGGATGTTGGGCGACCGCACAAGACGCCTAGCATGGTGGCACCAGGGGCATTTACAGAGCTGGCGAGTTCAACGATTCTGCGGTGACAGTAGGGCTTTGATATCGGTGGCTCGGCTAGAAGTGGGCTTGGAGCCCTTGATGGTATGAGGAAAACAAAGTGATTGAAAAGTTATCGTTTTCTAGACCACAACTCGAAGGTGCTTTCAAGGATTTCAAATCCATAAAAGAGTTTGAAAAACTGGTATCCTTGATCAATGCTACTTTGCTGCAATCCACCAATGATTTAGGGTTACTGACATATAACGAAACGACCGAAGAATGGGAAAGTGATGCTTACCCGTGGGTGGATGTTGACTTTCCTATATTGATTCGCACTACAGGTGCAGGCATCCCGACTCTTGCGGCGATAAATGGAAACATTACAATGCCACAATGGCAGGTCAATGATGTCAATATCTGTGAGTGTCAGGAGTTGATACACAGCTGGAAAGAGGGTAGCACTCTTTACTGGCACATTCACTTGACTACGAACGGACTTGACGCGACCGATAGATATGTCCGGTTCGAGCTTGAATATGGTTATGCCGATGTTGACGGGCAGTGGGTATTCCCGGCCGTGGTAACTACGCCGGATCTATTGATCCCGGCCAATACACCAAATGAAACCATGATGATCATGAGTCTGGCAAACTTCACAGCGGCTCTTCATATTGGAGGTCACGTTGTAGCTCGATTGAAAAGGGTGGCGGCTGTAGGTGCGGCCCCGACTAATAACCCGTGGATACCGATGTTGCAGATTCACATGCAGCTTGACACGTTGGGGAGTAGGAACATTGGAAGTAAGTAAAGACAACAAAAATACTAACCCTCAGGAAGTTGCGATCAAAGCTGAACACCTTCCGATATATCGGATGGAGGAAGCATTGCGCAATTTTCCGCAGGTTGAAATACCTTTGTTTCATGACTTCTGCAAAGGCATTTATGCCCGTACAATAATCATACCAGCAGGGACAGTATTAACAGGGGCAGTACACAAGGATGAATGTTTTTTCCTTGTGCGTAACGGTGCTATTTTAATAACTACAGACAATGAACCAATCAAAGCGGAAACTGGTTATATGTCTATTACAAAACCTGACACAAAGCGGGCTGGATTTGCTCTTGTTGATACGATGGTTACGACGTTCCACAGTAACCCGGACGAGTTGCGCGATCCGCAGGAGATATGGGATACATTTACTATTCCGGCTCCAGAGAATCTACTGGAAGTCCTGGCCAATACGGAACTGGAGGCATAGCATGGCATGGGTAGTAGTAGGGGTGGCAGCGGTGACCGGAGCTGCAACTTTAGGGTCTGCATATATTCAAAGCAAATCGGCAAAAGAAGCCGCAGAAACTCAGTCAGAGGCAGCAGAGGCTGGTATTGCTGAACAGCGCAGGCAGTTCGATGCAATGCAACAGTTGATGTCTCCCTATGTGCAAACTGGAAATGATGCAATGGCACAGCAGCGGGCAATGTCTGGGCTTGACGGCCCTGAGGCTCAACGTGCAGCCATAGAGGCTATAAGCTCAAGTCCCGAAATGATAGCTATGACACAACAGGGAGAGAATGCAATACTCCAACAAGGATCGGCGACCGGGGGGCTCCGTGGCGGGAATGTCCAGGGTGCTCTGGCCCAATTCAGGCCACAGGCATTGTCAAGTTTGATTAACCAGCAGTATTCAAGGCTTGGCGGGCTTACCCAAATCGGGCAGGCTTCCGCCGCTGGAGTTGGATCCGCAGGGATGCAGACGGGGCAATCAATCGCTGGTCTTTATGGTCAGCAGGGTGCTGCGGCTGCTAACGCACAGCTTGCCTCAGGGCAGGCCTATGGGGCTGTCCCTGGGGCGTTGGTGCAGGGTGGCCTTATGGGGTATGGATTGGCTAATCCAGGAGCATTTTAATGTCAGACGTAAACTACAACATTGCGCCACAGAATCCCATGCCTGGCATGCTACAGGCGTTGCAATTCGGGTCGGCACTAGGGCAGATCCGTGACCAACGGTCACAAGCACAAGCACAGGCTGAGGCGCAAGCACAGAAACAGGCACAGATACAGGCCGCTTTCAATGCCGTACATGAGAACCCGAGCGCAGAAAACTATATTGCACTGTCTAACCTGCTACCACCTGAACAGGCCAAATCAATACGTGAAGGATTCGCGGTATTGGATGAGAATACACAGAAAGCCACATTGAATGAATCGGCGCGCATATTTGCGGCACTTGAAGCAGGACAGCCAGAAATTGCTCTTAACTTCATGCAACAGAAAGTTGACGCATATAAGAATGCAAACAATGAAAAAGGCGCAAAAGACCTTCAAATGTTAATCGACCTTGCAAAAACAGGTGAAGAGGGGCAGAAGACGGTTGCTGATATGTTCGGTATGAATATATCACTCATGACAGGTGGCACAGAAGCAATGGAAGGGTTAACAAAGTTTGCCCAGGAACGCCGCACTGCCGCAGCCGAGCCCACCGCACAGGCAAAACGCCTAGCCGATATTGGATTTACAGATGCTCAGACTAATCAGGTTCTTGCAACAACCCGCAAACTTGGTCTTGAAGCTGACCAGTTGACCAACGAGATTGAAGCGGCAAAAAATGCGTTGCCCAAGGGGCCAGAGTTGTCATCTGGTGCAGAGCAACTTGTCAATGGGGCGGTGCTTGCGGCAGCCAAGGCAAATACACTATCGAAACAGTATGCCACGCTGGCCACCGACTTTGAGCAGGCTATAACGACAGCTGGTACAGGGGCTAGAATATCCGAGCAGATAGTAAGAATGCTTGGTACTGAAAAAGAACCAACGGCACTCAGGCAAGAGTTCCTACGGATGAGAAATACCGCAGTACTTGAGATGTTGCCGCCTGGCGTGGCCTCTGACAAGGACGTGGAACTTGCCCTTGCCGCGTTCCCGTCCGAGACATCCTCCCCGGCCAACATTGCCAGCTTCCTCCGTGGTATGTCGAAACTTCAGGCATACGAGGGGGCCATGAACAATGCAAAGTCCGAGTGGATCCAGCAGAATGGAACGCTCGGAACGGCAAAAGTACCAATGACCATAGGCAACAGGCAGGTAGAAACTGGCGACCGCTTCACTGAGTTCATAGAGGTATACGTACCAAATACCTCTGTACTGGGCCGTGGCGGTGCCTCTGGCGCGTCTTTCGGTGCTGTGCCTACCGGAGAGACGGGGGCGGCTAATATCGTGGATTTGAAGGCTTTTTTGAAGACCAAATGGCCAGCAGAGGCGGCCAAGATTGATTCACTTGACATGGCCGGATTACAGCGCGAATATCCAAAAACGATAGCGCAATATCAACCGGCTCAAAGTGCAACTACCACGCCACAGACAAGGACGGAGGTGGACTTCTAATGCCGCATGAAATAGTCACGAAAGACGGAATAGTCATAAGCGATATTCCCGACGACATTGCACCTACCGACCAGCAACTCCGGGACATGGTGGCTCAGATGCGGGCCTCTGGTCAGAAGTCAAGGACGTTCAGCGGCGCAGCTCAACCCGCACAGCCACAGCCCACCGCAACAGCACCAGGACAAACTCCTGCCGGCCCAGACCCAATGGCACAAGGCCCCCAAGGCCGCGTCCAGGATATTGTCATGTCGCCCCCACGTGTGGAAAACATTCCCGAAACCGCAATGAACATGATGGGCGGCGTAGTCAGGGGAGCCGGTCCGATAGCAGTAGGGGCCGCACTCGGAGGCGCTGCCGGTTCAGTGGTTCCCGGAGTCGGAACAGTTGCCGGAGCCGCAGCCGGAGCCGGGGCGATGGGACTTGCACAGCTGGCCGGAGATCCGCTGGTATCCGGGATCAATAAAATGTTCGGAACGAAATACACTCTTCCGACCGACGCCATAGAAGATCTTTTTACCCGAATCGGAGTGGCCGAGCCAAAAACCGAAGCGGAGAAACTTGTTCAGACCGTGGCCAGCGGAACGGCTCAGGCAGGCGGATCAGTGGCATTGGGTCAGGCGCTTATGTCAGGCATGGGCCTATCCCCTACCACGCGCGGGCTTGTCGGGCAGGCTTTGTCATCCGGGCCGCTGCAGCAGATTCTTGGCGGGGCCGGGGCCTCTGCCGGGGCCGGGGTGGCCGCACAGATGGGTGCCGGGCCGGTTGCACAGTTTGGAGCCGGGCTTGCCGGTGGCGCTTTGGGATCAGCAGCGGGAAATGCCATGCTGCTACGTCCCACCCCTGCCCCCGCCATAATCGGCGAGGCCAACCGGGCCGGGGTTCCACTCATGACCAGCGACGTCATCCCGCCCAAAACTTTCGTTGGCCGCAATGTCCAGAGCCTCAGCGAAAAGATCCCAGTGATTGGAACCGGGCCGGTCAGGGATACGCAACAATCCCATAGAGTATCGGCTGTCAAAGATATTCTGCGCCAGTTCGGGGCAGATGATGCGGCAGCGGCTTCCGATGATGTCATGCGGGATCTAGTGACAAAGCGTGCAGACAACTTTGTGCGATGGGAGAACATGAAACAAGAGGCGTTGGAAAGTGTGGCCAATGCCAAGCCCGGCGTCACTGTCCCGATGACAAAGACACTGAAAAGCATAGATGATTCCATTGCATACCTCAATGGACTGAACAACGAGGAAGTGGCCCCGGCCATAGCCAAACTGAACAACTGGAAAGCTGCAATACAGAATCAATCGCCTGAAAATATCCTGACAAACAAACAGATGCTAGGTGATGTATTCGATGCTCCGGAGCTTGGCGCGGTAAAGCGGGTCATGGGTTCGGAACTCAAAAAAACCTACGATGCAGTCCGGGATGATCTGACCGACTTCATAGGCCAGGCTGGCGGGGCGCAGGCAAAGGCCAAGTGGGGAATTGCCAACAAGGAAGAGACGAAACTTTTCAAAGAGCTTGAACTCAAGATACTTGAAAACACACTTGACCAGGGCATGACGCGCCCCGAGGTGGTCAAGAATATGCTTTTCAATAAAGACCGCTCAGTCATCCAGGCTTTGAACCGCAACCTTACAGCACGGGGCCGCGCGTCAGCTCGTACGGCAGTCATGCAGGAAGTGGCCAAAAAGGTCGGCGAGGATTCATCACCAGAGAAATTTGTTAGCGAGATCAAGCGATTGAAAAACTCTGGCGACCCGGTAGGTGTATTCTTTAGTGGTGACGACTTACAAGCCGTAGAGGGATTGGGGCGGGTATTGAAGGCAACCCAGAGGGCAAGTCAGGCGGCATTGAATCCCCCAACAGGCGTGCAGGCTGTCGTACCACTTGGCGTCATGGGTGGCGCGGGGTTAGCCTCCTACTTTGGCGGTGGCCCGGAAGGGTTTATCGGTGCGATGGGAACGGTCGGCGGGGCAGGGTTGGCCGCTCGTGTCTATGAATCGGCACCGGTGCGAAACATCCTGGCACAGATTCCCAAAGTCAAACCAGGAAGCGCTGAGGAACAAGCATTGTTCAAGCGTTTACTTGAAGCGGCCCAGGCGGTGCAGGCGGTGGACACGACGACCAGACCAGCGGCATCAACGAGGACAATGGACACGGCGGGAGCCAAGTAATGAAACAAATCTTTACAAATACCAATGTTTATGATACTATCACCGAGGGGGCAGCATGAGTACCTTGATCAGTTCTCCATTTCCAGTCTTCACCGATACCGACGGCTTGCCCCTAGAAAACGGCTATATCAATATCGGCGTGGCCGGATTGAATCCTTTGTCCAATCCTCGGCAGGTATATTGGGACGAAGCGCTTACCATGCCCGCAACGAACATACGCACGACACGGGGATATCCGGCACGCAATGGCGCGGCGGGGTTCCTGTACGCCGCTCCTGGTGATTTTTCAATCCTGGTACGCAACAAGAACGGCGTAGTAATATTTTCCAACCTGAATGTCATTGACCAAGTAACGATTTTACAGAATACCGTTATAAACAAGGCCGATTTAGATTCCCCTGTATTTATTGGAACCCCGACCGCCCCGACTGCTGCGCTTTCGACAGTAGATACACAACTTGCCACGACCGCATTTGCAATACAAAACAGTCACGTTCTGGGTGAGTTGGTTCTGTCTGAATTGGTGTTGACTCCGAGTGAGTCATTCCCTGCCGTGCCGAGAAATGTCGATCAGGATATATTGGAGGCAAATTACCCGGCCTTGGTTCCGGCCTTGCGTAACCAAGCGGCTAGTGTTTTGGGAGTAACTGACCATGCGGTGACCGTGGCTGGTAATGTCCTGACCTTCGGCCTAGGCGATACCGCTTTAATCTCTTTGATCATCAATGACGCAATCGTCACAAACTACATAGACACCGGAGAAATTGCCAACTTCCTCAACGGCGCTACCTATGCCGTAGCCGCCGCGCAAAGAACCATTACAATATCCGGTGTTGACTATGCCATAACCGGGGCCGACGCCGTGGCGCGGACTTTGACCGTCTCCGTCAACCCTCCAGCAGGCGCACAGACGGCAACATGCTATACGTACCGAGTGGCCGGGGCCGCTACAACCGCCCGCCTGTTACGAATTGCCGGATTCGTCGGCGTGGCCGCAGGGGATGCAGGCGGGGAAGTGGTCGGCGGATTCAGGAAGATGGATCGGGGGCAGTCACATAGGCATGTTTTAAAAGGCGGCCAAACATCTATATTGGGCTTGTCTGATAATACCCCAGTAATGGGCGCCACGGCAGCTTTTGGAGATAGAACAGGCAATGTGCTTAATGTTTCCACAGACACCATCAACGGCACACCCCGCACTGGAAAAACCACCGACCCCCGAACCGCAGGCCAGTACGCCTATACCTGGGGCGCAGTCTATATACCGTAAACGGTAATAAAGGAGTAATACATGTTTGTATGTTTGCACAATGAAACCGAGATAGCCCACGCCAAAGAGTTGACCGATGAGGAATTGGCACGTGACTGGCCACTGTACGAACTGGAAGCAATGAACCGAGGCTGGCCATGGGTGCCGTACAAGGGTGACGTGCCTTTTACCTTCCCGGAGCCTGAAAAGGAGCCGGCCGATGAAGTATAAAATCTTAATGATCTTCCTGTTGCCATTGCTTTTTTCTTGCACCGAAACGGTCAACATTACTCCAGATCCAATCAACGTCCGCCTTTACAACTCAGCATGGGAGATTGTGCAAGAGGGATATGTTGAATCCAGGGCAGTTTCACGATCAGTAACCACGATCCAGAGCTATGCCGATTACGCCGAGGAATACAATCTCACGCACACCGAAGACCAACTATTCCTGATCGAAGGCGAAGAAATTGTCCCAATTGAGGAAGCCCCGCCCGCCGATGCGTACATAGTCGATCCCACGACCCACGACATCATAGCAGAATATCTTGACTGGCCGCGCGTTGATCTATCCGACCGTCGAGAAGTCTGGCGCTTCCAGGCTATGGCATCCGGGGGCGTATTGTATGTTGATCGAGTCCCACCTCCACCAATACCTGTTATTGACGAACGGCCAGCTTATGAAAAATACGCGTTGTATCTGATCTATACCGATACAGGGATAATCAAATATGAGGAACACCTTGAAACCGAGGCAGAGTTTATCGAGCGCCGGGCGGTGTACGAGATTCAGGTCATGGCCGATGGCGGATTGACCTACATGGTGGCCGGGAGATTGTATCCTGAACCTGAGCCTATCACTGATCCTGTACTATAGTTTTTGAACAGAAAGAGGTTGAAACATGCCGACTGATCCATGGGCCGTATTCATCACAGCAGTCATCATTGCGCTTGCCGGTTCTGCCGTCCGAGGCATGTTCAAGATTATTGATAGTTTGAAAACCATGTCAAAAAACATAAACCAACTGACCATAAGCGTTGAATTGTTGTCACAGGCAGATACAAAGCACATGTCTGCCATCGGAGCGATTGCCAAGCTACAACGGCCACAGCTTGCAGCACATAAGGCTACACTGGAGGCATTGCAGGACGGTAAATGTAACGGCAATGTTACTACAGCCAGGGAGCTCATAACGGCGGCATTCGATGAATATGATGAGTTCCTGATAGGGCGTTTGTGATGATCCTGACAGCCCGCTTTGCCCACCTTGACAGCCTACCACGATGGAAAGTTGGAGACATAATCACTGAAGGCCAAATGGTAGGCCGCATGGGCAACTCAGGCCAGAGTACCGCCGCGCACTTGCACCTTGACCTGACCCGGGGCGAAAACGCAGGCATGTACAGCCTGCACGATATCGAAGCCGAAAAGCCCGCCGCCGCGCCGGTCAAACAGCTTCTATACTTTCTTGACGATGACATGTTTTCAGTTCCGCTTGTTGTCACTACCGCATATGCCGAGCTTGATTACTACCTTCAAACCCGCAAGGTTCATCATGGATTCGATCTGGTGCCGGTTGACCGACGGGTTACAAAAGACCATTATGACATCCACTGGAACCGTTCAATGCCCGGGCGCGTGATCCGGGTAGCCAATGACCCATACGGCTACGGGTATCATATCTGCATAGCTTTCGAGGTGTAAAAGATGTACAACAAATGGCAATCGCGGCGATGGTGGGTATGCCTATGGGCTATGGTGGCATGCTCTGTCATAATAGGCTACGGCGTGGTAGCTGGAGACATTCCCGGCGGTATGGGGACGGCGTTCCCGTTGCTGGTGGGAGTGGCAGGCGGGTACATAGCCGCCGATTCGTACACGAAAGGGAAATGATGTGCAGAAAACTATGGCTATTGTCGGTATTGTTGCTTTGTGCGCTTGCATTGCCTTTGGCAGCGGATTCTGGCTTGGAAGCTCAAGGATGGGCAGAATCAAGGATTACGCCATTGCCGAGTATCGAGGACAGCTTGACCAGCTTGGACGAGATCTCGAGGATGCTAGACGAACTGGCGAGCTTGTCAGAGAGGGAATTGGAATCGCTCAGAGTGCAATTGATGACAGTGCAAGAGGACTTGAAGAAAGCCTCGCTGGCATTGGAAGACTCGGCACAGTCACTGCACAGATACGAGGACTTGCTGGCGCAATCCGGGCGCATGTTGAAACTATTAGAGCGGCGAATACTGCGCTTGAAACTATGGGCAGCAGGCTCGACAGCCTTGTCGATAGTGCTGATAATCCTGGCGATATTCTAGGAGGTATGTAATGTCAGATTATAACAACCCGTCAGCGCAAAGCGAGAGGATCACGGCAATATCCGACTACTTCCAGCCGAAAAAGCCCGCATGGAACCTTCCCAAAATATCATGGGGAGACAATACCCGGCTTCCCGGACCGCAGACGCAGCAGCTTTCAAAAGACTTCAATCAAGCCAGTGAGTTCATCGCAACGCTCAGGAGCGAGGGCCCGCAGGCCGCCTATGCCAAGTATGGAGCAGGTGATATCAATGCCTTGTTTGATGCCGCAGCAGGGTACGGCCTCATAGACCCCGGCGAGCGTGATTCAATTTGGGCAGCGTTCAATCAACCCGAACCCACTACAACCGGCACGGCTTCAAATACTGTCACTGGTGGAATGGGGATACTTGGCAGCGCATTGGCACCGCGTGAGGCTACACCGGCCACAGGTGGTACGATGACCACAGAAATGATAGTCAAGGCTGGTGGTCCCATGAACGCCTATGACAACGCATGGGCGGCGGGTAACATGGTTGAGCCGCAACAGCGGCACTTCAAAACACTTGCCGATTACAAGGAATACTATGCCAAGTGGCGAGAGCTCACGCATTAAGCCCTTGTTGGCCGGGCTTGTTTTCTGGTCTCTGATCTATCTTGCAGTCCGGCAATCAAGGAATACAGGATAACTACCAATGATAGAATGCCGCCGAGCACCCATATAAGCATGGGGCCAGTGGTGTTTGTTTTGAAGTCTCCCTGGTAAGGGATGCTATAAAACATTGTCACGACATGAAACGTAGTGAAGGCGTGTACCCAAGGGTGACGCCTGAACCTGTAGGATAACAATGCCGGGAATATTGCATCGAAAAGATAGCCGCCAATCTGGATCATGAACCCGTAGCGCATAGCGGTCGTTTCGTTCCACGATGTAATCATGGCCGGGTTGAAGGATAGCCAGCCGAATATCATGTGTCCGAGCTCATGGATGGGGGCGGTTACCAGGCTCCAGATGCGGATTATTTCGTACATGGGGGCCTCCTTGGCGGGGACCGTGTGGCCCCGGGTTGGGTTAGACTGCAACCTTGATATATTGCTTGGCTTTGTCGGTAAGGTGCCAGCGGGTCCCGATTACCACATCATTTCCGACTGCATCTTTTCCGTGTTTGTCGGTAGGATAAACAAGCCCAAGATTCTGGTACTGAACGATATTGAAAAATACTGGGATATTGTTGTCGATCTTAGTAAGTGTTGCCTGTAGTTTCCTGATGATTTCGATGTTTTCCATATACTCCCCTTATCAACTCTTGATAATGTAAGTATATACCACCTCCCCTACCCTGTCAACAATTATTTGAATATTTTTCAATTATTTTGCAAGAATTATTGGAATAATTGTCATCTGTGTAGTAGTTTTGGGCTAAACTACTACACAAATAGGCTCAAAAATCCACTTGCAACGGCTCCATCATCGGCGTTGCATATCTCAATCGGCCTGACCGCTTCAAGTGTCCCATGACCGCCTGATATTCATCCATCTGGTAGGGATAAAATATGGCGTTCGTGGCAATGCCTCCGACCATGTAGTCAACTATAAGAACTTGCTCGCCATAGTGTGATTCTGTTGTTTCACGGATTATGAGGATCTCCGGGGTGGCGGGTTCGTTCGGTCGATAGAACAGAATACATACTAATGCAATGTAAATAAAAGCTAGTAATACTTTTATAAATGCGGTGTCTTTTGCGGTCATTTCTCCCCCTCCTGATTGTCGAGCATTGTTGATTCAAGATGCTTTTTCAGATCATCAAACACTGCCGGTGTCATGATGATTAGTCGGTCATGCGGGATCGAAGCATCGACAACGACAGGATACCCGAATAGGGTATTGCGGTAATCGACAGGTTCCTCCTGCTTGTCGGCAAGGATGGCTCTCCGCATATCATTGATATCGCCCTTGAGCATACCGAATGATTCACAAATCACAATCGCCCTATCAGCCGCATCCCTGAGCGCCTCGGCTCTGGCGGTGGCTATGGCTTCGTCAAAGATGATTACCGAATGGTTGAATGGTGCCATGCGTATTCTATGCACTAGATGTATGCTGTTTGCATTATCCATTCTTGGCCTCCTCGTGTGTTGCAATGATCACGCTATCGTAAAGCTGAGTTATTATCCTGATCTCGCAATCTTTATACACTTTGTGAAATGCCGTTTCGGCTTCTGCCATAGAGTTAGCAACCACGCAATCGTTTGATGAGTACGAGTTTTTTATTTGAATCATGTAGACTTTCATCCCTCTCCCCTTTCATGTTCCTCGTCATATTCTGGACAGATAACTTCACCTCCACAATCAAGGCAGACTCCGAACACCAGTCTGTACTGATCATCGTTTCCACAATCGGCACATACACAATGACCTTCTGGTATATTCATCCCTCTCCCCTTTCATGTTCCGCCAGTGCAGTGCGGGCTATAAATGTATCTCCATCGGGATCAGCACCTATAAAGTTGCATTGTGCGGCTGATGAAGTGCTTCCAGCTTTCAGGGTATTGCCATTCAATACGGCCTGTACTTTGACCCAGTTTTTTGAATGATCCCACCAGTAACGAAGGCTATTATTTTTAGATAATCGTTTAACCAACCGCTCAAGGTTGACCATTATATTCAACTGCAACTCGGCCCGGCTCATAAAGCCAAGAGGCTCAGTGGCCAAAGCCCCAGCCAGCCTGTCGGCATCGGCTTTGAGTTTGACAATTTCGGCACAAGCTATCCGCAAATCTTGGCGCATGGCCTTGTATAAATCTGGACTGCTTAAATGACATGACATTACATAGGTGTTGGCCTCGTTAGACCGCAACACGTCGTCAGCAGTCCGCTCCGGTGTATGTTCACTCATCGCACTCCCCTTCATCTTCCAGTTGCCGAGCTTCTGCACACTCAGGACAGAGCCAGTCAGTCCCGTGATGCGTTCCGCATTCGTAACAGGTCCACTTCCCACAGCAGTCGCATTCGTCCCCGTCACAATAATCAACGACACTTCCGCAGATATCGCACGGGCCAGATATTGCCATGTCTGGGTGGTTCATTTCGTCACCCCCAGGTTGCCATTGAACTCAAGCACCTTTTTCTCGCCATTGCCGGCCAGATCCATACGGTAACGTTTCCGCAGGTACACGTAGGTATTGCCGGGGATGCGTTCCGAATCCTCGGTGTACCGGATACCCTGCTTTTCAAAAATACCGGGTTCCACCTCTGCCCAGATTATTGTATTTTTTGAAAGCCTCTTGGCAGCGTGAAGGACAGCGCGGGCAGTCTCCTTGCCCTGGTGCTGGTAGAACTTGTGGCCGACTTGGAAAAGAATCATAGAAACCTCCCGATAATGATTCCGATGGATAGAACGATATTGAAGGCGATGAAGGATAGATACACGGTGCGGGATTTGGTGGCGGTCATTTCATTTCCTTTTTCATTGCATCCAGTTTGCCATGTATTGAAAATGTAGCAATGCATACAAACTGGAAAATGAGCCATGCAACCTTGTTGTTTGAAGCAAACCATCCCCACGGGATAACGCCCAAGACAAAAAACATCCATTTGAAAACACCATCTGCCAAACTGTCTAAAAAACTATTCATCATTCTTTCCTTTCGTGGGGGCCGAAGCCCCCGGCTTGTGGTTAAATCTCACAGGTTACGATTGCAAACTCAGCGATGTGCAACTGCTTGGCAAGCTGGCCAAACCTGACACCATATCCGGGGCGCTTCCACTTGGCAATCATGGCATCAAAAGGCTCGCGGCTTTCACCGATCCATGATTTGGTTTCGGCGCTGTAAACGTATCCGGCTTTTTTCAGGTCGTCCTTAGCTTCGTAAGTCCGTCCGGTAATTTGATACATCACAATCTCCTTATCAACTCTTGATAATGAGAGTATAAAGCACAATGATTTTTCTGTCAATAATATTTTGAAAAATATTAAAATAATTTTAGAAAAACACGAATCATGTATAGTAGTTTGGCCCGAAACTACTTAAAATCCATTAAAACGGAACAAATCAGAAGGGAATTATATCCTCGTATTCCTCCACTTTCACCTTCCAAATATGCCTTTTCACCCTGTCCCATTTGCCCTCTTTGACCACCCATATCTTTTCAGCCTCAGGCAAAACACGGTCAAGGAAGTCCATCGCCGTGGCCGGATACGGGGCAGCAAGCCCTAATTCCTTGCATGTTTTCCGATAGAAAAAATCGCCCCATTGTGTGCTGGACTCTGGAAAGATCCATTCTGAAATTGTCATCAAATTAGTACTAAAGTTTACCCTGATCGAATCCTTTTTGCCTTCTTTCCTATGTAGCACCCATTCTGTTGACCATACTTCCAGTTCGTCCGGTTCAACCTGGGCTTTGAGTATCGGGGCGTCGCTGGCTTTGTGCTGTATCTTGTATTCACTTTCCGGGAACTCATGGCCGCAGACCGGGCATACCCTAACTGCCGCATGTACCATCATGTGACACGCTGGACATTCCTTGGCCGGGGCTACGCCGTCGCCGTCATTCCAGGGCTTGTTGTCAGGGTTCACTGCATCAATCGGTCCGTGGCGCAGGATATTTCCGGCGTAGTCCAGGACTAGACAGTCGGTTTTCCCTGGTGCAACTCGCATTCCCCTGCCCGTAATTTGCACATACAGACCTACTGATTCAGTCGGCCGCAACATGACTATTAAATCCACCTGCGGCACATTGAATCCGGTAGTCAGCACCCCGACCGAAACAAGCGCCCGGATTGGATCCAATGATCCGTCTTTGTACTCTTGGATGATCCTGTCTCGTGTTGCCTTGGGCGTATCGCCTGCGATTATTTCATTACGTATCCCGTGGTTAGATAATGAATCCGACACCTCGGCAGCGTGTTTCAGTCCGCAACAGAATACCAACCATTTCTTCCTGTCCTGCCCCCGGACCAAAAGATCCTTTATCGCCCGTGCCGTGGTGTCCCCGGCCATGGCCTTTTCTTCAAGCTCACCAGCCACGAACTCACCGCCGGAGTGATGGACCCCGGATACATCAATAATGCGGTCTACCTTGGGTGTGCGTACCGGGGCAAGGTATCCTTCGTCAATAAGGCGCTGTACCGGGACATCATAGACGATACGGTCGAAGATTTTACCATCGCCTTTATGCAGATACCCCGAATCTAACCTGTAAGGCGTGGCCGACAATCCAACTACCCGGAGGTGAGGATACATCTGTTCAAGTAGTTTGATTGTTGCGTTGTACCTAGTCGTCTCAGTCCGTGCAATCAAATGACACTCGTCAACTATCACAATCTCCGGGGGCGGGAACAGGTTCTGTGTGTGCTTGGCTATTGATTGTATCCCGGCAATCAATACCTGGGCTTGAAAGTCCCTCCGGGATAGGCCAGCGGAGTACAGGCCCACCGGGGCTTCGGGCCAGTAAGATAATAGTTCCTCATAGCTCTGGGTCAGCAGTTCACGGACATGCGCCAGGACAAGAATCCTCGTCCCAGGCCAGTTGGTGCATATTTCTTTGATTAGGGCTGATAAAAGTAACGACTTCCCCGCCCCCGTGGGCAGCACTAGCAACCCGTGGCCTTTTTCGGTTTTCCAATACTGATACAATGCGTCTATGGCTTCGCGCTGGTAGGGGCGGAGGGTTTTCATGATCAAAAATCCAGTGACGGTTGCGACCTTACCATTTCAGCCTCGGCCATGTTTTTACAAGCCTCCCTGAAATATCCTTCCTTCAGTTCGGCCCCAATAAATCGCCGATCCATTTTGACCGCAACGTAGCCCTCAGATCCAATCCCCGCAAAAGGTGAAAAAACCAGGTCACGCGGATTTGACCATAGCTCTATTGATCTTTCGATTACGTCAAGCTGCAATGGGCAGATGTGGCGCTCTTCTTCAATGTCCTTTGCATATTTCTTGTTCAGTACGTTGGTCTGGTTTATATCGAACCATACCGGGCTAGCATACCTCTGCCAGACATTGATTGATGAAAGTCGCTCCAATTCCTCACCATCCCGGCTAAGTACCATCGCTGCCTCACGCTCTTTGGTTGATCCGATATAATCATGAAACCGTTCGCCGCCCCTGGTTACTGGTTCCCATTTCGTTTCATCTCCCCATTTCCTCATGACTATCATGTAATCGGCCATACCTTGACGGGAAGCCGCAGAGTCCTTACAGAGCTGCTTGTAAAGCAACCCGTGGTTTTTAGTTCTTTGCATCTCAATGACTGGATCTTTCCATATCGTGACGCGGCTATGATAGGTAAAGCCGAACGATTCATATAGTTTGATTATCTCCCCGGGAAAGTCGCGCAATCCTGCCGAACCATCGCGGCTCTTATACAAGGGCAGATCCTTGCAGTGTATCGCCGTCAATCGTCCGTCCCTGGTAATCCTGTACAATTCCTCGACAAGGTAGCCGTAGTGCTTCATGAACTCGCCATCATCGAATGAATTGCCCATGTCAAACTCTGAATCCGAATATATATACAGATTGGAAAACGGCGGGGAGTAGATGGAAAAATCTATCGAACAATCCGGAATCATCTTGGCAACATGCACACAGTCCCCGTGGTGCATCTCCCAATCTTCGCCGCGTTCGACGCCGAAATATGGAGTTTCAAGCATTTTTGATTCTTTGGTGTGAACGTCCGATACAACCTTTGCCATTTCTTCCTTCATGATATTATGCTCCGTTTCCTTGCGCTTGATCGTTTCGAGTATTGAAGTCTCTGACTCACTAGCCATTATATGCACGTTCACAGGTAGCAACTGGCCGAACCTCCAACAGCGCCTTATAGCCTGGTAGTAATCCTCGTACGAATAGGATAGGCCTACAAACGCCATGTTATGGCAATGTTGCCAGTTCATGCCGAACCCGGCAATGGAAGGTTTTGTAATCAGTACTTTTATTGTGCCATCAGTAAACGAGTCAAGGTTGTTTTCTTTTTTCTCCAGTGAGTCAGATCCCCTGACCTCGACTGAATCGTTTATTACTGCCTTGAGCGCGTCGGCCTCATAGTTGGTATTGCACCATATCAACCACTGGGCAGCAGATCCATTGACGATCTTTGCCAACTCTGCCGCGCGTCTCTCACAAGTAATGCGCCCTTCACGGTGTACGCTAGTGGCGTTCATTTCAACTATGCGGAAAAGTTCCCCCTCAACTGCTGGCAGATCAGAAACGTCAATGACATGGAATTGTTGAATCAATTCAGGCAGATTGTACATTGACCCGTCGTATCCCAACTGCTCCGGATTGGAGATTGCCACTGCCCATGATGCGACCCATTCCCAAAAAGCCTTTTTTGCATGGGGTTTGAGCGAGTATCCACCGGCCTGCATCGTATCATTGGCAAAAAATCGCATTATCATTTCATTACTTGGCATTATACCTAACCACTGGCAATGGTTGCCAAGTTCAAGGTAGTCATTCGGGGATGGGGTGGCCGTACAAGCCAGTCTATACGGTACTGTCTCACAAGCGGCAATCAATGCCTGTTTTGTTTTTCCCATGTAGCTTTTCAGGATGGAGCTTTCATCAAGTACAACTCCCTGAAAATGATCGACTTCGAAATGTTCAAGCATTTCATAGTTCGTGATATTGACGCCGGGGACAATCTTGGCTTGTGACCGGCAATAGTTGACTGATATCCCGATTCTCTGTCCTTCTTTGATCGTCTGGTGTGAAACGCACAAAGGGGCAAAGATCAAAACATCGCCTCCGGTAGCTTTGACGATTTCATCTGCCCATGCAAGTTGCATGCGAGTTTTGCCAAGTCCAGTATCGGCAAAAATAGCGGCCCGGCCTTTTGCAAGTGCCCACTCTGTAATATGGACTTGAAACGGGAACAGTCCAGTGTTGTCAATTTTTACTGATATTCCTTCATACCGTTTCAATTCTTTTTTGCCTTTTACAAAGTCCCTGTATTCCATATTCACCCCAAATAAAAAAGCCCGCGTCACCTGTGGTCGTTCAGGCTGCGGGCTTAGACAGTCGAGACTGCCTATCCATGCGACCATTCATGGATAGACAGTTTGTTGAATTGATTCTATATCGGTATGGTGGAGTTGTCAAGGAGTATTTCGCGTGAATCTATCCCGTCCATGCCAACCATCCCTACCCCCTGGAAGTACCCCGATGTACTGGTGCAGTCTTCACCAACCAACGGCCACGGCACAAGGTCAGGGTGCGGTACATGACCACGGCAAGCAGTCAGTTGTGCCTGTACGTCCAGTGGCCCATCGTCAAGAGCGCAGTACCATCCGTCAATTTTGCCAGGTGAACTATGCAAGCATGTCCTACAGTTCCTTTGTGGTAATGCCTGTTTGTGGCAAACATCGAAGAATCCACACATCTTGCATTCATACCACGCCGGATTGTCTGATATCCTGGCTGGTGCATAGTCGGAGAAAATGATATGTGACAAGCGGGCAAGGGCTTCCTCTGCCTCTTTTTTCGAGTACTCCACCCGCTCGGTGTAGATCCTGTCATCATCCTTACAGACCGCATAGTATAAAGCCCTATTGATATGCGTGCCGTGCATGTAAAGATTCATCTGTATCCAATGGCTGGGTTTGGATTTCTTCACTCCCTCCTTTTCCAGCAAGTCAAAGGATTTTTTGTTGTGCGTCTTGCATTCCCATACGTGCCTCGTTTTAGGAGCCACAGGCAGATTGTCAATGAAGCCGTCCGGGTGTCCGATCACGTGCGGAGCTAGGGGTAGAGTGATTTGATTCTTTCCGGTGTACAACATGGTGCAACTGATGGCTTCCAGATCCTGGCGAGCTGTCTCTTCCTCCATTGTGCCACGCCGGAATAGGCGCACTATTCGCCCGGGTGTATGTGGCTTCAATACCCACCGGAAAGAATACCACAAGGCCCGGTCGCACGTGATACCTGCGCTGGATGGCCCCAAATAGGGCCGTGGCGGGGTAGATAGACTTTCATGGTATAAATCTACCAAGTGGGCTGTATCGGTCGATTGTGGAGGGATGGGGGGCATTTATTCACTTCTCCTGTCATAAGAATTATAATCCTCATTTTTGAAATGCGTCACATGGTACGCCTTGCACACCGGACACCAATACTCCCGCTTGGGGATGCTTTTATAGTGGCCGTGTCTGGCCTTCTTGGGCGCATAGTTGATGATCTCCCTGGCCTGCCGGTAGGTGTAGCATCTCTTGCCGCATGATCCTAGCGGTTCGGTTTGTTGGAAGTCGTGGTCTATTGATTCCATGCCAACCCCTCAACCTATCTCTGAGGGTATCAGTGTTGATTCTTTAGAAAATTGATCAGCCCAGTCAAACAGGCAATACGTATCTTTTATACTAGTCTTTTTTACTTCTTTGCCACGTAAAATGAACTGTGCAATATGCCTTCCAGTACCTTTGCCTTGTGTGTTGTCTTCGATAGCCAGCCATTTTATATCCCCAAGGTTCCTTACCTCTGCACCTTCTGATATTAACATTAAAACCCATTTATCTATTGGATAGACAAAAACAACATCCTTACCTTTTCGGCTTTCCTCAATGGCTTTCCTTGCCCATGCAGTTGGGCCTTTCTTTTTGCCATTATGAAGTATTGATCCAAATGGAGGATTAACATAGTTTGATTTCCCCCATTCACATGTAAGACCATCAAAATTATCTGGCTTTGGATACGGGCAAGGATCAAAGTCAAAATTAAACTCAGCCTGTAAAGGCTCCATTATTTCAGGCGGAGTAAGCCAGTAATGTTTTTTATCTGATCCATTACCAAGATGGAACTTGTTTTCAGCCGGGTTCAAATTATTCATACATCCTCCATGCCAACCCATTAAGCACGATATATAACTTTGGTTGTATACCCCGTAGATTTTTGTCTACGGGGTAAATATTCACAGATCGTACGCCTCGGCTTCTTCACGGGTGATGAAAAAGTGGATGCCATTGGAACATTCATCCCACCGGTTTTCATCAAACTTGTCTGGCCTGATTTCAGCTCCGGCTATGTATTCTGTCTTGCCATCGTCGTAGTGTGACAAACCTCTATCAGCACCAATCACCTCGAGGACTTTGGCGTACTCTGCACGGCACTTGCGACCGCTTGCATTTGACCTTTTTGCATCAGCTGGTATCAATAGTTTAACAATGCAAAAACTTTTTGCAGAGTGGCATTTTTTCCAGCCTATCAAATCGCCTTGGGGAGTAATAACCGTCATGGCTATGGCAAGCTCTGCGTTTTTGGCTCCGTACAGGTTGGCTCCGGACAGGTCAGCTCCGTACAGGTCAGCTCCGTACAGGTCAGCTCGGGACAGGTTGGCTCCGTACAGGTTGGCTCCGTACAGGTTGGCTCCGGACAGGTCAGCTCCGTACAGGTCAGCTCCGTACAGGTTGGCTCCGGACAGGTCAGCTCGGGACAGGTCAGCTCTTTTACCACCTTCTTTATTGTTTATCCAATCAATGTGCTTAACGCAAATTGCTTTTAATTCTTCTACGGTATATTGCATATTTAAGTCCTTTCCTTGCGGCCTCTTTCGAGGCCACAATATCAAACTATCAAGCCTCCCAGGGCTTCTTGACGTCCGTCGGGGTGCCGAGGGTAACTTTTACCGGCTCTGTTTCCACTGGTTCTGGATCGGGAATCGCGCGGGCGGTGTACGATGCTGTCGTGGCTGGTGCTGGCTCTGCCTTGATCAGCTTGGCCTTGTCGGATATCGGAGCGTATGCCTTGATCTTGTTCTGGGCCGGGTATTCGTCAGTTTCTGGCTGTATGGTGACCTTTGCCATCATTGGCTTCATGTGAAGCTCTTCGCTTCCGCGTGGATGAATGATTCCGATTGATTTGCAGATGCTTGCAAGGGTCTTGTGCGCGATCTGTTCGGCCTGTGAACTCGGATTCTTGAGGTTGAGCTGTTCAAATACCTTGCGTTTTTTGTACTGTCCTTCCAGCACTTCGGCTTCCAGAACCAGCATTTCACCGCCGCTCTTTGTCTGTTTGGTTTCCGATTTCACGAAAATGATCGGATACCAGTTGGCCGGTATGGTTACGCTTGTATCGATCTCGTCTGCGTTGAAGTTGGCCCAGTTGAAACTCATTCCTTGTTCTCCTTGTTTGTTTTAAGCCATGCGTCAAATGGATTGACGCCCAATTCAAAAACCAGGTCGCTCGATATTCCGAGTCGATTCTTGGATACGTGGCTCGGGGTCGGGTAGCACGTTATGATCCTTGACCCATCAGTGACGGCCTTTTTCTTGTCGCCGTCCCCGGTTGTGTAGGTCTTCTGCTTGATGTACGCCACTACGTCGACGTCATTGGTGTAGTGAGGAATTGACTTCCTGTGCATCGGGATTGAATACCGCATGAACGGATCTGAGTCTGGCAGGTCTACCGTCTCGGTTGCAGCATGGGCAATGAAGACTATATGCATACCTTTCTCGGCAGACAATGCCCCGGCCAGTTCCCTTAAATCCCTGTGGATTTTGGAAACCATATCGTAGGCATTGCCATAGCCACCGTGCGCCTGGTTCAGCCCCTTTGCCCGTGGATCACTGGCCAAAACATCAGCCTCGACCATAACGTTGAACTTTGTCACCGAGTCGATGACCAGTGTTAGGAAACGATGCTTTTCATTCCGTAGCGTCTGGACGGCCTCAAGTACCTCTTGGATTGTTCCAGCCACCGGGAAAAGGGCTATGTCCTGCCTGTCGGATATACTTTGCGTGCCGTCTTCTGTCCGTATGAACACCGGGCGGGGGAATAGGGATGCAAGGGTTGTTTTACCCATTCCACCATCAGAAACGATGGTGAAGATCAGGGGGCGGGTGTTTGACGGGCTGGAAAGGGATTGAAGGGAGATGCTCATTTATCACGCTCCTTGATCATGGCGTCGGCTAGAACGTAGGCAGCATGCGCCATTTTGTCGGCCGCTGGCATTTGTTCCGTCGCCCTCAAGAGCTTCAACGCGCCGTCTACTACAGTAGCAAGCGCCTGCCCGGCGAACCAGTCACGCAGGGTCATGCCCAGCTTGTAAAACCCATCATGCGCGACTGGAAATGCTGGCACGCCGTTGTTTTTTTCACTCATCGGTAGGTTCCTTTTCAATCGTGAACCCCGGCTTGCCCGGCTTCTCGGTTATGGCCTGAGCCGCGATTCCCCACAGATCCGGCCTGTTTTCTGCCAGCCATGTGCAGCCCTTGGCGTCCGGTTCCAGTTTTAATCGAACCGGCCACATCTCAGACGGAATCCTGCCTTTAACCTCTTCCCACTTGTCACCATCAATCGTCCGGTTTATCGGGCATTTGACCGTGACCTTGTAGCCTTCCAGGCGGGTTGTCTTTGAGCCGTAGGGGTTGACTCCAACCATATCCAATAGCTCGTTTTCGATGTCGGCCAGTTCCTTTTTCAAAGAATCCAACATCTCCTTGCCGGTTGTCCAGCGTTTAAGCAGGACTACCGTTTTCTCGTCTGGCATGTTTGCCTCCCTCTCTCTAAAATCTGTCTTGATTGTATAACGTATAATAGCGTATGTCAACTATATTTTTACATATTTTTTCAGAATCTTTCCCTAGGATCTTCAATCTGCAAAGTCAGAATGCACCAATCGAGTCTGCACCTTTTTTATCAGCTTTCCGTCTGGTTCAATATCCTTTGTGAATATGTCCCCGGAGTCAAGCAGTTTCTGGATTATCTCGTCCCGCTCAGCTGACCGGATATCCTGGACTTTATGCAGGATGGTACGCTTGTCTATCCCTTGCCGCCCCTCTTCCTTGATTGCCCGAAGTACCCGCTTTAAAGTCTTTCCATGTTCAGTATCGGCCACGTAACTATTGAACTGTTCCATGAGGGTATTGGCGCACCACATGGCCAAGTCCCTGCCCCATGCAAAAGCCACTTCATCAATGATAGGGTCTACTGGGTCAACAGATACGGCATAGGCAAGAGCCAGCTTGGCTGCGTTTTCGGCCACGCGGGCATAGATCGAGTTTGCCGTGTTGCCTGTCATGCGTTCGGTCATGGCTTCGTCAAGTTCAATCCATGCTTCGTATACATCATCCAGCATCATGACTGTTTTCGGGAAAAACTGGGCAAGGTCCCCGCCTGAATGTTTCAGGTTTGCCAGTTCATGTATCCTGAGTAGCAGATCCTCTGGCGGTTCATGGATGATTGTTCTTTGCCTTTTCGGTCGCTCCTTTGGGGCATTGATTACCAGCATACGGGCGATGTTGCCAGATGCGCCGTCTGCCCCGTTCAAGGCGTCGTAGAACTCTGAATGGGTGCTTGTGCCATAGACGATGCAGCATGGCGATTCAATATCCCGGCGCTTGCGCTCGGCCTTATTGGCGTACTCTGTCCCGTGGTAGACAGATCCATAGGACGAATACAGGATCATGAGCTTTGTCACAACGTCCCGCTGGTGGCTGCCTGAGTTCTTTGAAGTGAAAGACTTGAGCATCATGCCGAACTCATCCAGCAGGAATAGCCTGGTAGGGCTTTCGTCAAGGGATGATATCAACCCGGCCCCTGATGCGATATCCTCACCGCCTATCAAGTGTGAGCACTTTGTTTTATATGCCAGGTTCTTTATCACCTTGCGGGCATGTTCTTTCCCTGACCCGGACTCGGCCAACCCGACAAAATAGATATTCAGGCCCAGGTTCGTTTCCGTCTGGTACTTGCGACCGGCAAGCGCACAGATAAAAGACGCTGCCGCGGCTACGGCCAATTCCGGCAACGGACGGATGCTCCCGGCCAGGATATGATTTGCAATGTCCCGTATCAATCCTTCTTTCGGCATGAGGTTTGACGGGGGCGGGCCAGCCTTGGTATCCTTATGCCTTTGTGCCAGCAGTGTTGCCGTTTCCTCTTGTTTGTTCTTTCTCCACCCGGCTACCACTTCCCGCATGGTTTCAATCTCTGCTTGTGCCTCCGGTGAAGTCAGATCAATCTCGGCTCCCTGGCGGGCATAAAACAGCAATGTCCCGGCGGTTACTTCTGTAGGGTTGAAACTGTCCCATTGTCTTACGGCGTCCTCTGCGGCTTCCGGCCATGATATGGACAGAAAATCCTCGACGGTAAAAGATGCTGCTTTCAATGCAAGGCCAACTTTTACCCAGTCATAACGCGATTCAAACATCCCTGATGCGGCGCAGATCCGCAATGCATTCATCAACTTGACGCGGTTCTGAGGTGTTGAAAGTATATCCTCTTCCGGTCCGTAGGAAGTCTGTCCGTATGATGCAGGAATAAAGGTTCTTTCCGTCGATTCTATCCTTGCCTTTTTTTCGACCTGCGGCAGTTCCAACGGCTCCCCGTCATTGATGATGATTTCGGTGGTAGGGTTGCCAAAGATCAGCTGGGCGTTTCCCGATACCGATTTATCAAAAAACGGGTAAGCCTTGATATATTCCTTGATGCGCCTGCCCATTTCCTCCGGGTCATTTATGGGTGATGCAAGCGGGAATATTACATGGAATCGGTCGGCAGCATTGTATACCTTGCCGCCTGATACTTTGGGTTTCTGGTGGCTTTTCGATGTTGACAGGATGAATAGTTTCTCCTTGAACATCTCAAGGAACTTTGAAACGGTGCATTGCTCGCCGCTGGTATTGTCGATATCAAGGGCTATTGCATGGGCTTCCCTGAAGTGTTTTCCGTCCCGGTATCCCTGGTCATAAACGAACGGCGACCAGTCGCATGATAAAACTTTCCGCAGTACCGATTTTTCAAGCGGTATCTCTGACTCACTGAAATGTGGATTGACCTTGTCCTGTACACGGTTGGAAGTAGACAGCAGGACGGTTTTATCTATGGATTCCACCATTCATGTTAGCCCTGCTTTTCTGGTGCCGGGTATTTCTTTTCGAGTTCCTCTATTGCCTCAAGCAATACTTCACCCTGTGAAACGGGCAAGCCTTGATGAGCCGATGCGTGGATCGAGAGTCTCTTGACCCTGGCTCTAAACGAGTCATCCTCGACAAATACGGTGTACAGTTTCTTTGTAGACTTCGGCATTTTGTACGTCTCCTATCAAAAGATAGGTTTATCATATAATAGGATATGATAGTTTGTCAAGAGACAGTTTGAACGATTTGTTATAATTGTTAACTTTGAAATTAACACAATACTTGTATATGGCATAAAGAATTAAGGGTGTTTTTTGGGTGTTATGTTATATCTACAGTATTCCTGCATTACATCCCCCCCCCTTCTCTCTCTCTCTCTCTCTCTCTCTCTTATTATTATAACAAATTATTATAAAACAAGAGTAAGTATAGATACAGTAAAGAAATATAGTGTCATAAAAATGTTAGAAACTAGCTTAACAAAATAAGACAAAAACATATTCTTGACAATGAATCAATGATACTATATAATAGTGGATATACTGAGTTGAAAGGTGGTACGAACATGGAGCGGTCAAATTGTAGGTATTGCAAGTATTTTGATCTTAACGATGATTACATTTTGGAAGGGATCTGTAGGCTTGTCCCGCCGGTGTGGACTGGTACAGAATTTGCATGGCCAGTTGTAAAGAGGTCGGTAGTATTTAAAGACGGTCGAACAACTGACGGCGATTGGTGCGGCCAGTTTGTGGAAGCCGAAGAATGAACCACGACGAATCCATTCTGCAAGCCAACATCGTTCAAGCCCTATCACTGCACCGGATTTATTGCCTGATGATCCCGAACGATGCGGCGGGTAAGATATCCCCAAAACAGGCCGGGCGATTGAAAAGCATGGGCCTTCGTGCCGGTGCATCGGATCTTCTGGTAGTATTGCCTAGAAGAATAATCTTCATGGAGGTGAAGATTCCCGGTGAAACACAAAAGCCAAAGCAAAAAGACTTCCAGCAGATTGTCGAGGATAGGGGTTTTGAGTACGTCCTGGTCCGGTCAGTCGATGAGGCGTTGGCTGTATGCTTGGCGTAACACTAGACTACATCGTATGGCAACCCTGTATACTCAAACAACATTCTCACTACAATGATCCATGGCGCTACAACTGCAACGATTCAAACTCCCTCAAAGAACTGTCACGCCCCCATGCTTCAGTTGCAAAGCGTAAACCCATACTGGTTTATGATGTCAGAACATTGAAAACGACAGATCATGTATCATTGGCTGATGCAGCATCATCAATCGGAGTTGACCCAGGCCAGATCAGGCAGTCAGCTGCTAACGGCTGGATGATAGCAAAACGCTACATCTGCGGGTACACCATCGAGGCATTGTTTTTAAACATGAGAAAGCAAGGGATAGAATAAAAACGCTTGACAGGTTGAAAACATGGTTTATACTGGGGGGCGTTGATAATTAATCAACAGGCCAACGGGGAGCCGGAATCGGTGGGATACCACAGGCGTATTCAGCCTGGACCGACAATCGATAGACTGGCCACTGAAGGCTATGGGGTGCGACATCAACGCACGTGCAGGCGATTGGATGTGGAGTGTCAAAACTCTACGCGGGATCATCCCCCGCCGCCTGCAGTCTTGCCATCATAGCTCACTTGGTAGAGCAACCGTCCTGTAACCGGATGGACGGGGTTCGATTCCTCGTGGTGGCTGTAGCCCGTATGGGTGATCAACTTGGCCGAGCTATGGCGGTCTGGCAGCACGGAAAGACGGCAAACTTTGGAGGATCCTATGTTTGACATTGATCTAGTCAATCATTCCCCCCGCTACACGCCAGATTCTTTGTGCCAAGGCATTGTGTCAAATCCTTTGTGTCCCGATTGCACCAGGCTGGCAGCAGGTCCACGGACAAAGAACCATTTCGTCAACCCGCCCGGAAGATCTAAAACCTGCACGTGTTACCGGAGCCGGGCTTTCCTTCAGGACTCGAAACAGTACATACCGGGGGCCAAATCATGATTGAAATACTCCAGAAAATATTTACCGGGTCCATTCTTTTCGTTCTGTTCTCTGTTCTGTCAGTCCTTGCCTTCGGCCCGGTGTACCTTGAGTTCAGGACATGGTATAGACAAAAAAAGGCAGACGAATACGAACAGAAACACGGGTTCAAGCCGCGCAAAAAACATAATACCGGTGGCCATTTTTGACCCCCGATCAGCGCCGCTCCCTTATCAACAAAGCCCGCGCTCGTACCATAACGTCCGATGAGGCAATTATCCTAGCCAACGAGCTTGAGATATGGGTGAACATGGCTTTGCGCACAGAGGAATCTTTACATAACCACATCAAAAAATGGGAAGGGAAGTTTTCAGCATGAAGAAATCTACCCGTGTTTGCATACGTCTCGGTTCCAAAGACCCCAATCACGCCGCGCCACTTCATATCCGCATAACATCCTGGCCGCTCAAGTATGTTCAGTCGAACAAACCCTTGACAAAACCGGTAATACTGGGTAAGGTTTAAGTTATGGCAAAGAAGGGTAGACCGTCGCTATTCTCCGAAACTCACCAGAAAATAGCGTTCGCTATGGCAAAGTTGGGTGCAACTGAAAAGCAAATATCCGATGAGCTTGGAATCAATATTGCAACCATAACCAACTGGAAAAAAGAGCATCCTGACTTTTTCGCAACCCTAAAGACCGCGAAACAGGAAGCCGATGAGAAAGTGGAAAAGTCACTTTACAAGCTGGCAACTGGTTATAAATATAAAACTCAAAAACCTATGGTCGTATCCGATGGAAATGGACTAGGTTCCCATGTCGAGATTGTTGAATACGAGGAAACGGTTCAGCCAAACACAACCGCCTGTATTTTCTGGCTCAAGAACCGCAAGCCTGCCGAGTGGAGAGATAAACAGGAAATCCAGCATTCCGGCGGCATATCAGTTAACCTTGCACCCCTGGATGAATCATTGTGAAGTTCACACCCCGGCAACAAGAAGCACAGGTCATAGTTGCTGGGAATGCTACGCATATCCTTGGAGTTGGCGGTTCAAGATCGGGTAAGACTTTTTTATTTACCCGTAACCTTGTAACCAGGGCAATCAAAGCCCCCGAATCACGGCACGCCATATTTCGGTTCCGCTTGTCTCATCTTGTCAGTTCCGTATTTCTGGATACTTTCCCGAAGGTCATGAAGCTATGCTATCCAAACGTAACGTATGACACCCATGTGCAGGAAAAATACGTAACATTCCCGAACGGATCAGAGATATGGTTTGCTGGCCTTGACGACAAGGACCGGACAGAAAAGATCCTTGGTATGGAGTTTGCGACCCTGTATTTTAACGAGTGCAGCCAGATCCCGTATAATTCAATAACCATGGCCCGTACCCGATTGTCACAAAAGGTTGATCAAAAGATAACCGGGCGCGATGATGTACCGCTTAGGCTTCGGGCATTTTACGATGAAAACCCGCCGTCAAAAAATCACTGGACATATCGGACGTTCATCGAAAAAATGGACCCTGAGACACGAACGCCACTTGCAAGCCCCGATGATTACGCTGTATTTTTTATTAACCCTGTAGATAATATAGCCAATCTATCAAGCGAATACATAGGCCAGCTTGAAGGGTTGCCAGCAAAGATGCGTGCGCGGTTCCTTGAGGGCCGGTTCGCTGATGCTACACCTAATGCACTATTCCCTGATGAGTACGTGGACCGCTGGCGCGTGATAGATGGCAAGGTGCCCGACTTTGTGCGTGTTGTTGTTTCGGTTGACCCTTCCGGCTCGGATGATATTGACAACGCCGACAATGACGAAATAGGCATTGTTGTTGTAGGCTTAGGTACGGACGGCAATGCTTACGTGATCGAGGATCTGACTGTCAAGGCTGGCCCTGCAACCTGGGGGCGAGTTGCAACCACTGCGTATGACCGGCACGCTGCGGATTGCATCGTAGGTGAAACAAACTACGGCGGAGCGATGGTCAAGAACACTATACAAGTATCACGGCCCCGGACACCGTTCAAAGGTGTGACTGCAAGCAGGGGTAAATACGTGAGGGCAGAGCCATTCAGCGCGTTGTACGAGCAGGGCAAGGTGCGTCACGTTGGTCGGTTCGTGCAGCTTGAGGAAGAGCTTGCGGGATTCTCAAGTGCGGGTTATACTGGTGGTAAGAGTCCCAACCGGGCAGACGCTTTGATATGGGGATTGGCGGAGCTTTTTCCTGGGATGGTTAAATCAGCCAAACCAGTACAGGACGCGGCCCCGCTGCCGGTTGTCAATCGTTGGTAGTTTTTTATTACTGGAGGGATACCATGGACGGATTTGACGGATTTGATGAGCTTGACGAAACAGTAGCTAACCCCAACTTCGACCGCCGGGCGCAGTCTGCCTTTGACAACCTGAACGACGCAACTGACTTCACATGGACCGGGCTTGCCAAGGCATTCGCACGCCGGTATGATCTTCCCGATCTGGAAGAGTTCAGGTCGGAGCTTGATCTTGCGATACAGGCAATGAAAGATGACTGGGGAATTGAATGACCGTCCACCGCAAGGGGCAAAAGGCCGACCGTGACAGGGCTGTGCTAATCAATTCATACCAGGTCATGTGCCATGACTTCCGCATCCCCAAGAAAGACCGCATGGATCATGCGTCCCTTGCGCGGCTGTCCAATGAGATGTTATTCAAGATAAACAAAGACATTTATTCGCAGGCAACCGTCAAGCAGGCGCGGAAACTGGCAATCAAGATGGGGCTGGATGAATCGAATCTACAGCGACGGATCAGGCGTATGAAGTCATGGTTTCATTACCTGTTTCACAAGCCGAAGATCATCCGGCCAAATATAGATTTTGCTGAACTGCCCAGGAAACAAAAGGAGGCCGCCAATGGCTGAAAAACAACCATTGCCATACGATGAGACGGTCGCTATTCTTGGCAAAGAATATATAATCAGATATACTGATAGTATCGGGACTTGTGGAAACATGGGAAGTGCAGACCGATCAAAGCAATTCATAGCTGTTGACGCTGGCCTTGCACCGCAACAGGTCGAGTCAACCGTGTTGCATGAGATTATTCACATGATTGATAGAGAGCTGAAACTTGACTTGACAGAAGAAACTGTTTGTAGGCTTGAGGTTGGATTGTATAGTGCCGGATATCGGCGCACTGGAGGGTATCATGGCTAGGCCGACAAAAGAGGAACGCCTTGCAAGCGTCCATTACAAAGCCCTTGCAGAGTTCGACCGCATACAATCGGCGATCCGGGATGAGCGGCTTCAGTGTCTCCAGGACCGGCGATTCTATTCCTTAGCTGGTGCGCAATGGGAAGGGCCGCTGGGCGAACAGTTCGAGAACAAGCCCAAGTTCGAGGTGAACAAGATCCACCTTGCGGTGCTGCGGATCATAAACGAATACCGCAATAACCGTATCACGGTGGACTTCGTGGCCAAGGACGGAAACAATGACGACAAGCTATCCGACGCGTGCAACGGGCTATTCCGTGCAGACGAGCATGACTCAGGCGCTGAGGAAGCATACGACAATGCATTCGAGGAAGCCGTGGGCGGCGGGTTCGGTGCATTGCGCCTTCGCACCTGTTACGAGGATGACGAGGACCCGGATGACGAGCGCCAGCGAATCAAGATAGAGCCGATATATGATGCTGATAGTTCAGTATTCTTTGACCTTGATGCCAAGCGCCAGGACAAGGCCGACGCGAAATGCTGTTTCCTGTTGTACTCGATGACCCGTGAGGCGTTCGAGGAGATGTACGAGGACAGCCCCGCGTCTGTTTCAAAAGAGATAGAGCAGGCAGAGTTTGACTGGTACACACCGGACGTTGTATTCGTGGCTGAGTACTACGAACTCGATGAGGTCACGGATTATTCTATAACCTTCATCGGGCCGGCCACGAATACAACG